GGACATACGACACAGCATGTGAAAACCAAGTCACCTATGGTGAAGGCTACATCCGTGTACTCACTAAATATTGCGACGACAATTCATTTGACCAAGACCTATACATTGGCCGCATCCGCAATTCCTTTAGTGTTTATATGGATCCTACAATACAAGACCCATGCGGCAGCGATGCTGAGTGGTGTTTTATTACAGAAGACATGACGAAGGCAGAATACGAGCGTCAGTTCCCTGATGCCGCGCCAATTTCGTCCATGATGCAGCAAGGTGTGGGCGATTCCTCACTAAGTCAATGGTTAACTGAAGACACAGTGCGTATTGCTGAGTATTTTTACTACGAGCATACGCCAACCAAGCTAAATCTCTACCAAGGCAACATGAGCGCGGTAGAAGGCAGCCGTGACGACAAAGAATTGAAGGCTTTAGGCTTAAAACCGCTTAAATCACGCATGGCAGACGTTAAAAAGGTCAAATGGCTCAAAACTAACGGCTTTGAAGTGCTAGAAGAACAAGAATGGGCGGGTAAATTTATACCTGTTATCCGTGTTGTAGGTAACGAATACGAAGTTGATGGCCGTTTATACGTGTCAGGCTTAATCCGTAACGCAAAAGACGCGCAACGTATGTACAACTATTGGGTTTCACAAGAAGCCGAGATGTTGGCACTGGCACCAAAAGCGCCATTCATAGGTTACGGCGGTCAATTTGAGGGCTACGAGACACAATGGAAGACAGCCAACACGACCAACTGGCCGTATTTAGAGGTTAACCCTGACGTAACAGACGGTGCTGGTGCGGTATTGCCATTACCTCAACGCGCTCAACCGCCTATGGCGTCTAGCGGTCTATTACAGGCTAAAGCTGGTGCATCTGACGATATTAAGTCCTCAACTGGCCAATACGACTCCAGTTTAGGTGCGACAAGTAACGAACGCTCAGGCCGTGCTATCTTAGCGCGTGAAAAACAAGGCGACACAGGCACATATCACTACGTTGACAATTTAGCGCGTGCTATACGTCACTGTGGACGTCAATTAGTGGACATGATACCTAAAATTTACGATACAGAACGTATTGCTCGTATTATTGGCGTAGATGGCGAAGTAAAACGGGCTAAAATTAACCCGTCACAAGCCGAGCCAGTGAAGAAAATTGTTGATGAGTCAGGCATTGTGATTGAAAAAATCTACAATCCTAGCGTTGGTAAGTACGATGTATGCGTATCTACAGGCCCAAGCTACATGACTAAACGTCAAGAGTCACTTGATGCCATGAGCCAACTATTGCAAGGCAATCCACAACTATGGGCTGTGGCTGGCGATTTATTCGTTAAAAACATGGACTGGCCTGGCGCACAAGAAATGGCTAAACGCTTTGCTAAGACTATTGATCCTAAACTACTAAGCGATGCCGATGAAGACCCAGCATTGCAAGCAGCACAGCAACAACTTGAAGCTATGGGCCAAGAGCTAGACCAATTACACGGCATGTTGCAAAACGTCAGCAAGTCTATGGAAGCGCAAGACTTGGCAATCAAAGAACAAGAGGCTAACATTAAAGCATACGACGCTGAAACTAAACGTATCAGCGCAGTGCAGGCAAGCATGTCACCTGAACAAATCCAAGACATAGTCATGGGTACAGTTCACGGTATGATGGACAGCGGCGACTTAATTGGCGAGATGCCTGGTAGAGAAATGCCTGACGAAACTGCTGAACAGCCTGAAGGCATGATGCCTGAAGAACAAATGCAACCCGAACAACCAATGATGCCGCCTGAAGGAATACAACAATGAAAGCCTGTGACTTTGTAGGAATACTATTCTTAGCTAGGGATGTAGCGCACTCTGTACATCTAAATACTAGAAGCTACTCTAAGCATAAAGCACTACGTGGCTTTTATGACAATGTTATTGACCTGGCAGACAACTTTGCTGAAGCCTACCAAGGCCGCCACGGTTTGATGGGGCCTATATCGCTTCAGTCAGCTAAAAAAACTACAAACATTATTGACTTTTTACAGAATCAATTAGAAGAAATTGAAGCTGATCGTTACAAAATATGCGACGAAACAGATTCTCCCCTACAGAACATAATTGACGAAATTATAGGTCTATACCTATCAACCTTGTATAAATTACGGTTCTTAGCATGACAATAGCTGTTGCCCACTCAACTACGGCTGATGATAGCTTTAGTGCAACCGGTGCAATAGCATGGAACGCTAATCATACTTTAACAGGCGTAGGAACAATGGCTGAACAGAACGCAAATTCTGTGGCCATTACAGGCGGCACGATTACTGTGACTACATTAACTGCCACGTCAGGCATATCAGGCGGAGCGTTTTAATGAATAGCTTTTTTGGTGGCAGTTTTTTTGCGGGTGGGTTTTTTCAGGGTATTATTATTGCAGCACAACAATTATGGGTCGAAATTCGATCCTTTACACAAAGTAGGAGAATTTAGATGGCAACAACATTAAAAGCAATTACCTCGCGCTTAGGGTATCAGCAAATTACTGATTTAAGCGGCGCAACCTTTTTAACAGTACCTGTTAAAAATCTTAGCGGATTAGCAGGTGGGCCTTCAATCGCTCTTATTACGCCTGAAGCTCAAGCAGTACGTTGGCGCGATGATGGTGTAGCTCCTACTTCTACTGTTGGTATGCCACTTGCAGTAGGCGTAACACTACAGTACGATGGTGACTTAACTCAAATTCGTTTTATTGAGCAAGCTGGCGGTGCTAAATTAAACATTAGCTACTACGCATAGGGGTCTAAAATGAACATTACTAATGATGCAGGTAGCCTAGACTCAGGCAAATTCCTTGAGTATATCAAGAAAAATTTAAGCTCAGACGTAGCTCAATTGGTTGCAACTAAAGACGAATTGGCTAAACGCCAAGGCGCACTTTCAGCCGTTGAAGCAACTATTAAAGCTAAAGATGCTGCTGATGCGTACGCATTAAGCAAAAAAGTAGACGCGGATGCTATATTAGAGAAAGCTAAAGAAGCTAAAGCTACGGCTGAAGCATTAGTAGCCGAACTTAAAAATAACGGCGCAGAACTTGAAGCTAGAATTGCGGTAAATGACGCTGAATTAGCGCAACGCGAAAAAGATGTTGCAACACGCGAGAAAAAAGTTCAAGCTAATGCAAATGAGCTTGATGTTCGCTTTGGTGAACTTAAAGCAGAAAATGACAAACTGGATGCCGCAACTGCCGCGCTTGACGCTCGCATTAAAGCATTTCAGGACAGTATTAAGAATATTTAGTTTTAATCCGTATCGGTAAGGTTAACCGAGATTCCGTTAAGGGATAATAAAATGAGTGATGATGTTGAATTAGCGGTAGTACCCGCGCCAGTAGAGGAAGTTACGACAGCTCCTGAAACTGTAGCAAATGACGTAGAAGTGTCGGAAGAAAAGCCAGCAGAAGCAAGCAAGTCATTCTCGCAAGAGGAACTTGATGCTGCAATTGGCAAACGCTTGGCAAGAGAACAACGTAAATGGGAAAGAGAACGTGCTGCACAGGCTTCAACCCCTGCGACGCCTAGAGACCTTCCTGCGCCTGAGCAATTTGATACAGTAGAAGCATACGCCGAAGCATTGGCAGTGCAGAAAGCTGAACAACTGCTCGAGCAAAGAGATCGTCAAAAGCAACAGCGTGAAATCATTGAGTCCTACCACGATAGAGAAGAAGAAGCGAGAGCTAAGTATGATGACTTCGAGCAAGTTGCATACAACCCCAGTGTTCCTATTACTGACGTGATGGCCCAATCCATACAGTCATCTGATGTTGGCCCCGAACTGGCTTATTACCTAGGGACTAATATTAAAGAAGCTGACCGGATTGCTCAGTTACCGCCAATCTTACAAGCTAAAGAAATTGGCCGTCTTGAAGCAAAAATCGCTAATGAGCCGGTAATTAAAAAAACGTCTAGCGCACCAGCCCCAATTGCGCCTGTGACAGCTCGCGGAGGTAACTCTGCCAACTACGATACAACTGACCCACGCTCAATTAAAACAATGAGTACGTCAGAATGGATTGCAGCGGAAAGAGCTAGACAGGTTAAGAAGGCGGAGAGCAACGACAAATATCGCTAATTTTATAAAAAGGAAGTAAAAATGTCTAATTCATTATTAACCATTGACATGATTACTCGTAAATCTCTTGAGATTTTAGAGAATAATCTTGTTCTTACCCGTAACGTAAATCGTGCCTACGATGACAGCTTTGCTGTTGAAGGCGCTAAAATTGGTTCTACATTGCGTATCCGTTTACCAGATCGTGCATTGGTAACTGACGGTGCTGCCTTGCAAGTGCAAGACGACAACGAGCAATACACAACCTTGGCTGTATCTAGCCAAAAACACATTGGTGTTAACTTCACCTCTGCTGAATTAACTATGCAATTAGATGACTTTGCGGAACGTGTACTTAAACCACGCGTATCTCAATTAGCATCTACTATTGACGCTGATGTAGCTAATGCTTACAAAGGTATCTATGCTTCAGTTGGTACACCAGGCACTACACCTGCAACTTCATTAGTATTGTTACAAGCTCAACAAAAATTGAACGAGTATGCAACACCTATGAATGAGCGTTTTGCTACGGTTAACCCTGCGGCTAATGCTGGTTTAGTTGAAGGCATGAAAGGCTTTTTCAATCCTACTAACACTATCTCTCGTCAATTTACTACTGGCATGATGGGTACTGGCGTTTTAGGCTATGACGAAGTTAATATGTCACAATCAATCCTTAATCACACTACAGGCTCACGCGTTGTAGCTGATTCTGCTGCGATTAAAACAACAATTGCTACACAAGGCGCTACTAAGTTAACTATTAAATCGGTTACTAATGCTAAAACATTATTAGTTGGTGATGTGTTCACTGTTGCTGGCGTGTACGCTGTTAACCCACAAACTCGTCAATCTACAGGCTCATTACAACAATTTGTTGTAACTGCGGCGGCTTTATCAGCAGGTACTGAGTTCGTTGATGTTGAAGTTCAACCACCAATGTACACTGCGGCTAATGCACTTGCTACAATTGATGCTTTCCCTCAAGCAGACGCATTAATCACTTATGTTGGTGCAGCTTCAACTAGCTATGCTCAAAACTTAGTGTATAACAAAAATGCTATTACTTTTGCAACGGCTGACTTGTTATTACCACAAGGTGTTGATATGGCTTCACGTCAAGTTCATAACGGTATTTCATTACGTATCGTGCGTCAGTACGATATTAACAATGACCGTTTACCTTGCCGTATTGATGTATTGTACGGTTACTCAACAATCCGCCCACAAATGGCTACCCGTATTTGGGGATAACTAATGGGGCTTCGGCCCCTAGTTTAATTTTTTAGGAGATTTAAGATGACTTATCAAGTTGGTGATGGTAATACAGGTGAAACTTTAACCGTAGGCCGTACAGGTGTACCTGTTCAAATTGGTGGCGCTACTACTGCAACTGTTGGCTTTTATGGTGTTACACCAGCAGCACAACAAGCAACTGTAGCTGCGGGTACTGATGCTGCAACAACCCTAACTTGTGCTAATGCTTGCCGTACAGCATTACGCGCAGTAGGTATAATGGCGTAAGAAATGTCGGTACTCATTGCAACACCTTGCTATGATGGTCAGGTTTGTAGTGAGTACCTTCATTCGCTTTTAAAAGCTACTATTACAGTAGACTTTGAGTTAGCGCTTATTACGGGGGTACATTTTATTGATACCGCGCGTGATATTGCCGCAGCTAAATTGCTTGATTCTAAGCACGAATATTTAATGTTTATTGATTCAGATTTAGGCTGGAATGGTGACGCGATTAATCAATTAATCTCGCACAATAAAGATATAGTAGGCGGCGCTTATCGCATTAAGCACGATACTGAACTTTATCCAGTTGATTATAGAGCCAATGAAACGCAAGACGGGTTGCTACGTGCTAATAGCCTTCCAGGTGGTTTTTTGTGTATCCATAGACGCGTTATTGAACGCATGGCAAGCGCATACCCTAGTTATCAGTTTGTAGTAAAGGATGCGTTTAAACGTATTCCAGCATTATTTAGTAGAGCTTTGTTAGATGACCGCATGGTGTCAGAAGATATAATGTTTTGCAAACGGGCTTCAGCCGCAGGGTTTGACCTTTGGTTAGACCCTACAATAACTTTTGGGCATATAGGCAGTAAAGCCTTTATTGGTAATTTTGCCACCTATTTGGAAGGACAGCAATAATGGTTATCTATTTAAAACACCCTGTTCATGGTACTAAAGTAGCTACTATGATTGAAGAAGCAGAAGCAGATGCACAAAACGGATGGATAGAGTATAATCCTGATACGCCAGCTAAAATTGAAGCTGAAGCGGCTCCCGTCAATACGCTGGATGTCAAACGACGTAGAAAAGAATAAGGAGCCGTATTATGGCCACTACCGCAGGCGATCAAATTAATGGTGCGTTACGCTTACTAGGCATACTAGCCGAAGGCGAGACGCCATCTGCTGCAACCTCACAAGACGCTCTATCCGCGCTAAATCAAATGGTGGACTCGTGGAACACTGAGCGTTTGTCCGTATTCGCTACCCAAGACCAAATTGTGACTTGGATACCTAACACTAAAACACATACTTTAGGGCCGTCAGGCGACACTATAGGCAACCGTCCTATCTTAGTAGACGACGCCTCATACTTCCGTGACCCATCAAGCGGTATATCATTCGGCATCAAACTAATCAATCAACAACAATACGATGGCATTGCTGTTAAGACCGTGACGTCTACTTATCCACAAGTGATGTGGGTAAACATGGAATACCCTAACATTTCAATGACAGTGTATCCAGTGCCAACCAAAGTGTTGGAGTTCCACATTGTATCTGTTCAAGAGTTAACTGCACCTGCTACCTTGGCTACAAACCTTGCGTTTCCTCCAGGCTATCTACGTGCGTTTAAATACAACTTAGCCTGTGAGATTGCACCTGAGTTTGGCGTAGAGCCTTCGCCTACTGTGCAACGAATTGCTATGACAGCTAAACGTGACTTGAAACGTATTAATAATCCTGACGACATTATGTCCATGCCTTATAGCATTGTGGCTACGCGTCAACGCTTTAATATCTTTGCGGGTAACTATTAATGAAAACGCCTATCCTTGGACAATCTTATGTTGCAAGGTCTATAAATGCCGCCGATAATAGGTGCGTAAATCTATTCCCTGAGCAAACACCTGAGAATGGTCTTGAGATAGGCTACCTTAACCGTGCGCCAGGCTTAACTAAGCTAGTCACCATAGGCACAGGGCCTATTCGTGGTCTATGGGCGCATCAAACTAATGGCACCGATGCGTATTGCGTATCAGGCACCGGTTTTTACCGCATCAACACCGACTACACTTACGAATACATTGGTGAAGTAGCAGGCACTGGGCCAGTCACGTTTGCCGATAACGGTACGCAAATATTTATTGCAGCTAACCCTAAAGGGTACATATACAATGAAGTTACAGATGTATTTGCTGAAATTACTGACCTTGACTTTACTGGCGCAGGCACTGTCACCTATCTTGATGGGTATTTCGTGTATAACGAGCCTGACAGCCAAAAGATATGGATTACACAGCTATTAGATGGTACATCTGTCGATCCGCTAGATTTTGCTAGTGCTGAGGGTTCACCCGACGGCGTTGTAGCCGTTAACTCTATCCACCGTGAGCTATGGGTATTCGGTACGGACACGACAGAGGTTTGGTATGACTCCGGTGCTACCGATTTCCCATTGATACCAATTCAAGGTGCGTTTAACGAGACAGGCTGTATCGCACCTTATTCTGTAGCAAAGCTAGATAACTCATTGTTTTGGCTAGGCAACGACCCACGGGGGTTCGGTGTTATTTACAGGTCTAACGGCTACGCATCCCAACGCGTGTCAACACATGCTATCGAATACGCTATCCAAGGCTACACCGACATATCCGACGCTGTGGCTTACACATACCAACAAGAAGGTCATGCGTTTTATGTTATATCGTTCCCTACTGGCAATGCCACATGGGTTTACGATGTCGCTACTGGCGCGTGGCATGAACGTGCATATTTATCTAGCGGTGAATTTTCACGTCATCGTTCAAATTGTCAGTGTAACTTCCAATCTACAACACTTGTGGGCGATTACGCTAATGGTAACATCTACAAATTTGATTTAGACGTTTATGCCGACGACGGGGACGAACAAAAATGGCTACGCTCATGGAGAGCGTTACCTAGCGGTCAAAACAACTTACGACGCACAGCGCAACACAGTCTGCAACTAGAGTCTGAGTCAGGCGTGGGGCTTGTTGTTGGCCAGGGCAATGATCCTCAGGCCATGCTACGTTGGTCTGACGATGGCGGTCACACTTGGTCTAATGAACATTGGAAATCTATGGGGGCGATAGGTCAATATGGCTATCGTACTATTTGGCGGCGTCTAGGCATGACACAAAAGCTACGTGACCGCGTGTATGAGGTATCAGGGACTGACCCAGTTAAAATAGCAATTATGGGCGCTGAGTTACTCATCAGCGGAACTAATGCTTAATTACACCCGTATACCGGCACCTAGGGTTTCACTTGTCGATCCACAGACAGGCATTGTGTCGAACGAATGGTTTAGGTTTTTTAACAACCTGTTTACGATAGCGTACGCTGCCACAGGTAATGTTACACCAGGCACTTACGGCTCCGCGTCAAAAGTGCCGCAGATAACAGTAGACGCATTTGGGGCTATAGTAGGCATATCAGATGTAACGATTGCAATTAACGCAAGTCAAGTTATTTCGGGTATACTTAACGGCATTGGATATACAAACGGCGCAATTACTATAAGTACAATTACTAATTGTACAATTAATAGCACGCCAATTGGTGCAACATCACCGGCAACAGGCACGTTTACAACAGCGACTGCAACTAATTATGTAGGTATTTCAGGGGGCAACTTTTAATGGCTCAATCAGGTTTTACGCCAATACAGATTTATTCTAGTTCAACCACAGGTAATACACCTGCGGCTGGTAATCTATTGAATAGCACTGGCGGCTCTGAATTAGCCATTAATATCTTTGATGGCAAGCTGTTCTACAAGGACAATGCAGGCGCTGTGCAGGTTATTGGCTGGAAAATTGTACCCGTGTCTGCTGGTGGTACAGGCCAAACTAGCTACACAGACGGTCAGCTACTTATTGGTAACTCCACTGGCAACACGCTAACCAAAGCCACGCTAACCGCTGGATCAGGCGTGACCATTACTAATGGCGCTGGTGCTATCACCATTAATGCTACAGGTTCAGGCGGTACGGTTACAAGCGTATCAGGCACTGCACCTGTAAGTGTAGCGACAGGCACTACAACGCCAGTGATTAGTTTAGCTAGTGGTTACGGCGATACTCAAAACCCTTACGCAAGCAAAACAGCAAACTATGTCTTAGCCGCGCCTAATGGTTCTGCGGGCGTACCAACATTTAGGGCGTTAGTGTCTGCGGACATTCCTTCGTTATCTAGTATATACATACCATATACAGGCGCTAGTGCGGCGATAGATTTAAACGCACAAACAGTAGTCAACATAGCCCATTTGGGAATAGGCACTACATCGGTACCTACTATTCTATTAAGAGCCGTTGGCGACAACAATTCAACGTCTCGCATAGCAGTCCGAGGTTATTCTAGCAATGCTAATAGCTCGGCTATACGCATTACTAAATTTAGAGGCACGGTTGCCGCACCGCAAGCACCGCAAAGCGGCGACAGCTTAGGTAAGTTTGAATTTGCAGGTTACGGCACTACATCTTCAGAAGGCTACCCTCAAGCGTCTTTTGAGGGCCTTGCTACCGAAACTTGGGGCGCTATAGCTAGGGGCGCTAAGACGGTAATTAAAGTTACGCCTAACACTACAACAACGCAAGTTGTAGCGGTGACAATCGATCAAAATTCGGCTGCAACATTTGCTAGTTCAGTAACAGCTACATCGTTCAGCGGATCAGGCGCAAGTCTTACTTCAATACCTAACAGCGCGTTAGTTAACAGCACTATCTCAGGCGTAGCGCTTGGAGGCAGTCTGTTCAATCTGACTGCTGGTACAGGCGTGTCGTTTAGCGCTGGCACAACCTATAACGGTTCTACTGCAATTACCATTAATGCCACAGGCACTGGCGGTACAGTCACAAGCGTTGCAGCCTTAACTCTAGGCACGTCAGGCACTGACTTAAGCTCAACCGTTGCTAACGGCACCACAACGCCTGTCATTACATTGAACGTGCCAACGGCATCTGCGACTAATCGCGGTGCATTGAGCGCTGCGGACTGGACGACATTTAACAATAAACAACCTGCAGGCACGTATGTAACTAATCTTACTGGCCCAATCACCTCAGTTGGTAATGCCACTAGCATAGCGAGCCAAACAGGTACAGGCACTAAGTTTGTAGTAGATAATACACCTACATTAATTACGCCAGTCTTAGGTGTGGCTACAGCTACTAGCATTAACAAGATGGCGATTACTGCACCTGCCACATCAAGCACATTAGCAGTAGCAGATAGCAAGACTTTCACCGCAAGTAATACATTGACACTAGCTGGTACTGACAGCACAACAATGACGTTCCCTACAACGTCTGCTACAATTGCTAGGACAGATGCAGCGCAGACATTTACAGGCGACCAAAAATTTATTAATAGAATAGCTGTAGGAACATCAACAATTACTGGAATTATTAATGCAACGGGGGGGAATGGCGCGGCATATATAGATATAAATAACAGCTCTAGTGGAAATTTATTTCAAATTGAAAATAATAGCGGCGCGCACAATATCTATTGTACTGGTGCAATCCCTTTTAATATATATGTCAACGGTACATTAAGAACTGTAATTGATGCTAATGGTGGACTTAAAACTCAAAACACCATTGGCGTGGGCGCAGCCACTCCATCAGCATCAGGCGCAGGTATCACATTCCCTGCCACACAATCAGCCAGTACAGATGCTAATACGCTAGATGACTATGAGGAAGGTACTTGGACACCTACTTTTAATAGCATTACAGGTTCACCAACAGGAATAGCAAGGTATGTAAAAATAGGAAAGCAAGTGACGCTTACGTTTGAACAAGATGGGGGTACATTCACTTGTACAGGCGGTTTAGGAACAATTACTGGTATTCCATTTTTAGGTATTGGAGGTGCTGGTACTGTTAGTGCTTGCGGTACTATAAGCAATACAGTAGTTACCAGTGCTTTAGCTTTGTATAACGCCTCGTCAACTGGAACTATGTATGTTGCGGCTACATTTGCCGCAGCTGCTGGCGTAGGTTTTTCAATAACATATTTCGTTTAATTAACTACGCCATATTAGTGTAGTCGGACACAAAGGAGAAACACAAATGGCATTAACAGAAAATAAAGTAATAGACCAAATCACAGTCACAGAGAACGGCACTATCCTCTACCGTGAGGCTACTCGTATTATTAAAGATGGTGAGCAGATAGCACAAACCTATCATCGTTCTAGCCTAGCCCCAGCAAGTGATTTAACAGACGTACCAGCTAACGTAGTGGCAATTGCTAACGTGGCTTGGACAACGGAAGTGATTAGCGCATATCAATTAACACAAGAATTAAGGATTTAATATGACAACTCTCGTACCTAAATTTCAGCAGACTGGCACAGGCGCAGTCAATCGTGATTTTAATCTTAAAATTAAAGATTATGTAAGCGTTACCGATTTCGGCGCAGTAGGCAACGGTGTAGCTAATGATACGACAGCGTTTAATAATGCTATTGCTTCAGGCAAACAAGTCTATGTGCCAGCAGGTACTTACTTAATTAATGCCACTATTAATAATAAAACAATTATATTTGGCGATGGATCTACTAAATCTATTGTTAAGCCATTTAATACCGCTATTGCGGCTATGACTTATACATACGCTGCAACACAAAGCCCTACGTTTATTTTTTGGTCTTACCATTCAGAAGTGCGTGATTTGGGCTTTTATGGAGAGTCTAAAGTAGGAATAGGATTTACGTTTGGTACTACTGTACCAGCTAATTATGATGCCAATATGGAATTCGCTAACAATGTAAAATTCTACGGCTGTTTCTTTTATGGATTAAATAAAGGTATTCAATTTCCGTTTGGTAACATTGGTTCTGAATTTTATTCATGTGGATTTCAAGGTAATAAATACGGCGTTTATACATTAAATAATAAATTTGGCGGCATAATGCACTCAGGGGGCAAGTATTTCTATGCTGGCGAATTTAGCGCAAATGAGTGCGCCGTATATAGTAATAATGTGGCTGATGGCGGCGGTGCAATTTGCTTTACAGACACTATTTTTGAAACTAATAATATTGCTGTATATAGTTATAACACTGCTAGTAATACAGTTCCGGTTAGTTTTACTAATGTATGGTTTGAAGGTAATGGCGCTGTTGCTAGTTATCCTGCAACTACTATTGACTTATGGACAGGCACAACTTTAACTACGCAAACACTAGCCGCTAGAACAGTTATTATTGATGGCTCTTTAGGGCAGTATAATTTTGATAATTCATTCTTTACAGACACATACGTTAAAGCAACAAATGTTACTGTATTAGCTACTAATTGTAGGTCTGAAAATAGCCTTGGCACTAATGGGTCGCCTTGTACTGTAGATAGCGCTACTTCAAGTATTCAATTAATAAATCCCACTACCGATATTGGATTTGCTAAAGGCGATTATATTTCTGTTTCAGGGTTAGTTCGTAACTTTAGTGAAATATCTAATAGCGCAACAAGGTCAGCAGGAAATCCTTTTAATGTAGCACCTCGTTCAGCAAAACAAAGTCTTTATGGAAATTCTTTAGCGGCTGGGGTTGCTTTTACTTCACCCGAAGTTACATCAGGTACTTTTGCTTTAACAGGCACTTCAGTAGCAGACGGTAGAATTTACTCAACTTGTAATGAATTTACAAGGGCTGCGTTTGCGGACAATGAATTTACTAGGGTTGATACCTCTGCTATCACAACTTCAGCAGGATGGTATGTAGCTACTTTTGACGTAAAGGTAACTGCTGGTGCGCCTTTATTTTTTATTTGGGATAGAAGCGCAAGCCAATTAGCTTCTAGTATAAGCTGCCCTACCTTAAATAAATGGTATTCTTTTGCTGCTGTAGGATATTCTGCTGGATCTCAAGCGTTATTTTTAGATACTACTGGTAGCAACGCAACTTGTACATGGCGTTTATCAGCGTATCAAATACACCGTTTTGCCTCGTATGAAGAAGTGCAAGCCTTCTTAGCTAATGGTGTTTACGCAGACACATCCGTTTACACTGTAGCGTTCTTACCTGCCGTAGCAACTGTACCTGTAGGCACACGATTAGCAGTGAGTGATGCAACCGCTACTACGTTCGCGTCTACGGTAGCAGGTAATGGTGCTAATAAAGTACCTGTATATTCAGATGGCACTAACTGGAAAATAGGATAATGGAAAAACTATTCTCACTGTTTATGAAGTTGTCTAGCCCACGTATTCCTGTACGTGTCGATCTACAAGCGCACTTTGCTACAGGCGCTATCCTGGCCTTTGTAGCATATTATGCTATAGGCTACTGGGCTTTACTGCTTGTATCTATGGTAGCTGGCGCAAAAGAATGGTATGATTACAAGCATCCTGGTCATACCGTAGATTTTTATGATTGGGTAGCCACGGTTTTAGGGGCTATTGTTACACTAGGAGTTATATATGGCACTTAACTTATCCCCTTTAGGCGGCGCAGGCTGGCAGTTCTTTGATAATAATGGTGTGCCTTTAGCAGGCGGCCTATTATATTCTTACGCCGCTGGTACGACTACTCCTCTTGCAACTTACACTACTAGCTCAGGTTCAACAGCTAACTCAAACCCCATCGTATTAGATGCCGCAGGTAGACCGCCTAATGAAATGTGGCTAACTGCTGTCGCATATAAACTTGTGCTAAAAACATCTGTTGGTGTGCAATTATGGTCTATGGACAATATTGCAGGGCTACCTTCAGCAGGTCAACAAGATGATCAAGTAGCTACAGCAAATCAAACAGCGTTTACTGTGGGCTTCTCTTATACCGTGGGCAATAATAGCCTAAGCGTATTGGTCAATGGGTCTAAACAAATTATTACATTAAACTACGTCGAAACCAATAGCACAACTATTACATTTGTAAGCGGTTTAAATGCGGGCGACGTTGTGGAGTTTGTACAGTAATGCCAACAATGTCTCAAGAATGGCTAGACCAAAACCAAGCGAATAAACAACGCTGGTTCTTAGGGCATGCAGAAGCGATAGACTTTATAAACTGTTTCTTTTCTGCGGTTGAGTTGTGGGATGATTTAATTGATAAAGACGTTGAGGTATCGGATGACTTTATTAATACGGTGTTTACAAACTTAATGTTTGTTCTACCGCAAAACAAATGGTTTACCGATAACAGCCAGTATTATGCGCCGTTGATTATGGCGTCAATTAATGGCTTTCTCGATGCCAACGAAATGTGTAAGAGTGATAAAATACACTTACGCAACTTAGCTTTTCATATCCGTAATTTTGGGATAGAGTTGCATATCGCAACTGCTTTCCTACTAGGCGGGTATAAACACATGCGTGAAGTTTCACGCGATATACGCGAGTTTTACGCGTTTGAGTCTTTTGAAGAATGGGAGATTAATCATGGCTGATCCAGTCACCGCCATTGTTGGCGGAGGAAGTGTAGTAAGTGGGGTAATGGGTGCTAAAGCCGCTAAGAGTGCGGCTAGAACACAAGCTGCCTCAGCAGACCGCGCCGCCGATTTACAGCAAGAACAGTTTGAACGCAGCATAGAACTGAACGCCCCATTCCGAGAGGCGGGGCTAACTGCACAAAACAAACTGCTAGACTACATGGGCTTGTCAGAAGGTGCTGGCGGTAAGTACGCTAAAGACTTTAGCATGGCAGACTTCCAACAAGACCCAGGCTATGCGTTCCGTATGTCCGAAGGCATGAAAGCATTAGATCGCACGGCAGCGTCTAGGGGCGGTTTGCTGTCAGGCGCTACTTTACGTGGTGCTACACGGTTTGGACAAGACATGGCGTCACAAGAGTACACCAACGCGTTTAACCGTTATCAAACCAACCGTGCTAACCAGCTAAACCCATTACAAAGTCTAATGGGCGCAGGTCAGACTGCCGCAGGAAATGTAGGCGCGGCAGGACAAAACTACGCTACTAACGCTGGTAACGCTTACATGAACGCCGCTAATGCCCGCGCATCAGGTTACGTTGGCTCAGCTAACGCATGGTCTAACGCATTAGGCGGTGCAGCTAACACGTATAACCAAAATCAAATGATGAACAGATTTTTCCCTCAAGGTGGCAATGCTGCCGCCGTCGGCGGTGTCGGCGCAAACCCTTACTATTCGTCCGTAAGCGGTGGAATGGTTATTTAAAGGATAACTAATTATGGCTATTGATTCAAGTATTGCTTTAGGTGTTAAGCCCATACAGTTAGAATCGCCCATCAATCAGATGGCAAAAATGTATGAGATGCAAAATGCTGTTCAGTCCAATCAACTTAATAAGATGAAGATGGATGAGTACACGCGTGGCGTGGCTGAAGCTGAACAGTTTAAAAATGCACTCGCGCAATCTAATGATGAAACAGCCATTAGAAATGCGTTCTACGCCAAAGGCGATGTCAAGGGATATAACGACTATTTAAAATCCGTAGCAGAACAGAAAAAGCTAGACCTTGAAGCTACAAACTTGGGTTACTCAGGGCAAGAGACGCAAGGTAAAGTAGCTAAACAAAAGCAAGAGTTTGTAGCTCAAGCGTTCCGCAATATAGCGCAAAACCCATCTAATGAGAATATCACCGCATGGGGTCAAGACGCGGTGTTAAATAAACACTTTACGCTTGAACAAGCTAACGGCATTGTTAATCAGTTAACATCAATGCCTGTAGATCAACGCCGGGCATTTTTAGCTAGTCAAGGCGCAAGCGCTGGCGAATTAAAACCAAATATTCAAATGCAAAACTTGGGTGGTACCTCTAACGTATTATCTGTTCCAGCTTTTGGGGGCGCACCTACAACATTAAGTTCAACTAGAATCACCGCAGACCCAGGTCAATTAATGACAGATGCGCGTGAACGTGAGCGTATTAGACAAGGTGATCGTAGAGATGTTGTTGCATCTACGCTTACTGATGCAGCAGGTAATGTAACGCAATATAATAAGTTTGGTGAATTAGTAGGTACTAAGCCAAATGCGGGTAAACCTAGCGCTACGTTTGAAAAAACTAAAGCCGCTAAACAACAATTGGGGTTAGATTTAGATTTAGCAATCAAAGAATTAACAGATGCTACTAAAAAAGGTGGGCTAATTGAAACGGCTACTGGTAGCGGTGCAGGCGCACTTCGTGATATGGGCGCAGGCTTTTTTGGCAGAACTACAGCGGGTGCAGAAGCACTTGGCGCATTACAACCTATCTATGATAAGGTACTTAAAATGGTTCCGCGCTTTGAAGGCCCTCAATCAGATAAAGATACTATATCGTATAATAAAGCCGCCGGTGACTTAGGTAACCCTAACGCACCTACAGGTAAAAAACTTGCCGCAGCTAAAACAATACTTCGCTTAATGAAAGACCGTAAAGCAGAGTTTTTAACCCGTGATTTGGCTGAAGGCGGCGCAATAGCACCTTCGGCTAATCCTGATGTAGACGCATTATTACAAAAATATAGTCAGGAGTAATACTATGGCTACGCTTGATCAATTAAATGCAGCTTTAATAAAAGCTGATGCAGCGGGGAATGTAGATGACGCAAGAGCTTTTGCGGCTGAAATACGCCGCATGCGAAGCGAAACTAGCGCAGCGCCCACTACTGAAGTTAAGCCGGATTCAATACCAGCTAGACAAACACCGGCGACATTAGGTGAAAAAATAGTAGGATCACCTGTAGGTAGATTTGCTTTAGGCGCCGCTGAATTACCTATGGGCGTAGGCAGATTTGTTGAAAATGCCGCAATGGCTGCGGGCGTACCTGGTATTGGCGGCATAGGTAATACGTGGGATAAACTTCAAGCCATGAAACAAAAAGGCATGAACGCGCCGACTGAACTATCTAGCTATGACCCTATGGGTATTGCAAAACGTGCAGGCGGTGAAATGCTGTATAGAGCTGGCGAAGCTGTAGGCTTAGACCCTAGGTCATGGGACATTACAGGTGGAATGGGCGCAACCGTTACGTCAGGTGGCGTATTAAATAAACTTGCGCCTGCGGCTACGTTAGGTAAACAAGTGCTTCAAGGCGCTGGCGTTGGTGCTGGATTAGGCTTAGTCAACCCTAATGCAAAAGATTTAGGTTCTAACGTAGAAAATGCAGCCTTGGGTGCAGCCTTGGGTACAATTATTCCAGTTAGCACCGTTGCCGCAGCTAAGGCTTTAGGCTGGGGATATGACATAGCAACAGGTAAACTTTTCCAAAAACAAGCTGGTAAAATACTTCGTGAAGTAGCAGGAGAAGATGTTAACGCGTTGGCTGCGGCAGGTAGAGCTGCGGCGCCTGAATTAACTGGCGCACAAGCCGCTGCGGGTATTCCTAATACGCAAATACAAGCGCTTGGTGAGTTAGCATCAGGCCGAAACACAGGTAATGTGTTTAGTAAAAAAGCCGCGTTAGCAACGCAGGATGCACAATCAGTATTGAATAACCTTGCTGGCGGCGCTACGCAAGCTGAATCAGCGTTAGCTAGAAAAGGAACTAAAGCGGCATTAGGTACCATAACTACTCCTATGCGTGAAGCTCAACTTAAAGCGGCGGCGCCTTCATTAGACACATCTACTATAACGTCATCTATTGACACTAAATTGGCAGACCCAGCTATAGGGGTAAGCGATGTTAATAAACGCGTCTTAACAGCAGTCAAAAGAAAAATTGAAGACTGGACTGCTAAAAATGGCGGAGTTATAGATCCTGTAGCGTTATATGACATTCGTAAAAATACAGTCGGCGAAGTAATTGATCGATTAATTGATAAGGCCGACCCTAAAGCCTCAGCTAAATACGGCGCAAAACTATTATCTGAAATTAATCCTTTGATTGACGACGCAATTGAAGCGGCTGGTGGAACAGGATGGCGTCAATATCTATCTACTTATTCCGAAGGTCTAAAAGACATTGAACGTCAAAAAATGGCGTCCGTATTAAGTGATTTATACCGTAATAAATCATACGATAAATTCCGCGCTATTATTGAAGGTAATGATACTAAGGCTGTAACTAATATTTTTGGCCCAGGCAATGTGGATATTAAAACACTAATGGGCGATAAAATACTACCTTTACAAAAAATATCTGACGATTTAAAACGTACGTCAGAAATGACAGATTTAGCAAAACAAGGCGCAATTGGATTAAAAGACATACTTAGTAGTGATGCTACAAAATTGCGTTTACCGGCGTTGTTTAGCCGTGTAGCTACAGTAACTAATAAAGTTTTAGATGGGTTAGAATTTAAAGTTAACCGCGCCACATTTGCTGCACTTGAAAAAGGTATGCAATCAGGCAAAAGCATGGCTGATTTGATTAAGTCTTTACCTACCAGTCAACAAGATGATGTATTACGCGCATTAGCTGATCCTAAAGTAGCAAGACAAATTACAATGCAAACATCACGTAATGCCCTTGCGCCTGAACAACAAAATCAAAACGCTTTAGCCCAATAAGGTAGAATAATAATGGACGATCAAACAACACGCCTCAATCGTATAGAAGAAAAGCTGGACAAAGTGTCTGAAGCGATTGTTTCATTGGCCCGCATGGAAGAACGAATGATTACGTTGTTCAAACGCATGGACAACTACGACGACCATCACCGCGCCTTAGAAGGCCGTGTAACTAAGGTCGAAGTGTCGCATGCGTCAGGCGCATGGGTTGAGCGCGTGGTGTGGGTCATAGTTTGCGGTATCATCATGGGGACTTTATACCTTGGTAAATAGCCGTAGTTTGTCTGATTTACATCCTAAAGTCGCTGCTATGTGCAAGGCTTTTATTGAAGAATGTGATAAGAAAGGCATTGACGTACTGATAACATCCACGTATCGTGATGCAGACAGTCAAACAGCGCTCTACAATCAAGGCCGCACAAAGCCTGGCAACATAGTAACTAATGCCAAGGCGGGGCAGTCTTTTCATAATTGGAAAGTCGCGTTTGACTTCTGTCCTATCGTTAACGGCAAATGCCAGTGGAACGATAAGGGCTTGTTTGCAACCTGCGGCGCTATCGCAGAAAGCGTAGGGCTTGAATGGGCTGGTCGATGGACTGGCAAGTTTAAGGAAACGGCGCACTGTCAGTTTACCGGCGGTCTGTCACTACTCGATTTTCAAAAGGGGAAGACAATATGAAAGCATATCTAATTGAACGACTTAAAGAAGCATCTACATGGCGCGGTATCGTAGCGCTATTAACCGCCATTGGCGTATCGCTATCACCAGAGCAAGGCGACGCGATTGTAGCCTTGGGTCTAGCCGCCATCGGTACATTAGGTGTATTCACAGCGGACAAAAAGTAATGACCGCTATTCTTGCTATCATAGACCGCCTGCTACTTTTAGTAG